ATACCTGAAATTTGTGGCCCTACTGGTACAAAAGTTAAAAATAACGCACCCACAAAAGCCAATCCCACTTTAATTCGTGAATCTTGGTATTGTGTTGGTAGGAAAAAAGAAACTGCATTAACGAAGCCGACAATTACGGCAACATTCAAGACTTGATCTGTCATTTAAATCACCGCCTTCCGAATAGTTTTTTTATAAATTCTACAATACGAGTCCAAAATACTTCTGAAGGTGTCGGCGGAAAAGGTAAACTACTCCCGCCATTATCAGAATCAGGTTGAACATCAGGAACGGGGCTGGGTCCAATCGGCTGTTCAAAGCTAATATTACTTCCAGTACCAGTAGAGTTAGAGAAAACCCCATTTTGTAGTAAAGTATCAATCTTCTTTCGTAGGGTGGTATTCTCGGCTTCCACAGTTTCCTGGGATTTTTTGATTGTAAGGAGTTCGCCTTTGAGGTTTTCAAATGCAGATATTACTTTATCATGGTTGTCGTTCTCCCTGTCAAGTTTTAGATAATCCCATACCCTATCTCTTTGGTCCGAGTTTCTAACCAGCTTCTCAAAATCTTTCTTAGGTACTGAAATGGTATCTGTGGGGGCATCAGAGGGCGTAGAAAGCCTTTTTTGCACTTCACGTACTATTCGGTCTATATCAAGAGTTCCGGGGCATTGAGTGGCACGAGGTACTTCACTATGTTTAATAATGTGTTGCCTATCAGCAGGGATACTATAGCGTCTGCAAATATCGGTAACTAATTCAATTGAAGTCTTATGGGTATCTTCACTGATCGGCAAGTCTGGGCCACCTTCATGTTCGATGCCTATACTTTGTCTATTAATAGTTAAATTGCCTGCGTGATAGGCTGTATCTTCTTCCCTAACATATTGATGAACTTCGGTATGCCCAATACCATAATGGGCGGAAGCTATCCGTTCGGGGTTTTGGAAGGTAGCATCGGCAGCTGATAATTTTCCGACTATCCAATGCAAAACAACTTTATCTATTTTATTACCTGATCTACCGACTTGAAAATTGTTTGAGTTCGCACCTAGCCACTTAATCGTCATTCTTCATCCTCTAAAATCCAAGAAATGTCAGGGTGCATTAGAATTAACATTTAACTATAAATTACGTTACGCTCTCCCGACCAACCGATCTTCATGTATGTCAGCGGATAAGGCTGTTCTGCCTTCCGCCCGCAAGTCGGACAAGTACCACAAGTCGGACAAACTACTAGCACAGGAGTTTGCGGATGAGTGTAATAACAATTGCCTATTCCTCCCGCTGTACTTGCAGTTTTAATTTTTTTATCTTTTTTCATTTGTCATCCCCTTTTAGGCTTTGTACTTTTAGTATAACCCCGTTTAGGTTTTCTGTTAAAGTTTCTAACTTTTAAACGTCTTTCTTTATGGTTAAGTCCTGGCGGGCCTTCTTCTGTTTGTGGCGAATAAGTAAAAGCTGTCATGCTTTAGGTTTATTCCCTTTTCACAATTTTGTCAATTCCTAACATCATACTCTACCAAAATACCCTTAACGCCCAAATCATCAACCCAAAAAGTGTGCATTAAACCTCTATGGTCAATAATTCCGAACTGGGCATCGGTAGCCAAATTGCCGTCATGGGCCTTAAATTGCTTGAAATAAAGTAATCTGGCCTCAATTAAGGCTTTGTCGGTTAATAAGAGAACTCTTGGGTATTCTCTTTCAGTCATCACTATAGACTATTGTGTCATCCTTGAAAAGCCTATCCCATTTGGTATGCCGTTGGCCTTGCCGTCTGGTAATTTCCATTCTCTGCTCTATGCTTAACTGTGACCTGTCGGGTCTGGCACAAAACTTAGGCTCGACATAAACTTCATAAATACCGTCTGTGTTAGGAACCAAGTGTCCGTATCTGCCGTCTGGCATCCTAAACTCAACTGCTTTTTTGCCTTCTATCGGTCGTTCGGTCATGCTTTTAGAAAAACCATCATAATCCCCACAAATAGAATTGCCCCGACATTAATAACTGTAGCAACATTTACTCTGGTTTTTAAAGAAGTTAATTCTTCCTGAATATGAGGCAATTCGTTAATAAGCAAATGATCCAGCTTTGTATCAAGCTGGTTATAGTTCTTCTCTAATTGTTCTACTCGATATGTAAGTGTGCCGTTTTTTGTCATTTGACTTTAGGGTTTATAATGTGAGTGATGGATATTGCTATTATCATTGGTATCATTGTTGCTTTAGTTATGTATTTTACTTGGGATAAAGATAATGAAGATTTTACTGATTTCTAGAGCCTCCTAATCCTAACAATTTAAATAGTGCTCCCAAAGTTGCACCCGTAGCTACTCCTGTAGCTGCTGGAAAAAATAATCTTTTAGCTATATTCTGTCCTGTATAAAGTTTCTCAAATAATTTATTAGTTTTGGCAATATCAGGTGCTTTTTCAGCAAATTCTTTTCTTAAAGCATCACCCAATGTTTTATTAAAAGTAGCTGTGGCACTTTTACCAACTTTTCCTGCTGCTGTAAATGCTTTATTTGCTTGTTCTAAAATTTCAAGTGCTTTAGTCATAGGAATTTCTTGATTCTTGTAAAGTTTTTTAGCATTCTTTAAAAATTTATTATATGAGACTTGTTGTGTAGGAGAAATAACTTGTTTCTTAGATTCTAAATCAGTAAGTAAACGATCACCTGAAACTGTTTGCTCTGACTTAATTGCCAATCCAGAACGTTTTTCGCCAACTGTCTTGAAAGGATGCAATACTTTTCCTAAACCACTTAATGCTAATCCTGTAGCAGCACCAACACCACCCTCAATGGCTGTACTCCTTATCCTTTCAGGTAAACTTTCACTAGGAGTAGTAGCACCATGTATTGCTCCTGCCGCACCAAGACGGATTGGTAATTTGGATAATAATCCTGTTGGTTGAAAACCCCCAAAGGGAAGTTTGCTCAAAATTTTTGCTTTCCCAAAAGGCAAAGCATAAGAAGCCAATTCTCCTGCCGCACCTAATGTATCACCAACAAACTTAGGACTTGGTAAAATCTGTCCAACTCCTGTTTGGCTTGCTGAAGGGATACCTCTTTCAACATAAGTTGATAAATTAGCTGTCCGAGGAGCCGCAAGTCCTAATATTCCCTCTAATACACTACTTGATTTTGGCTGAAGTCCTTGCTCTTGCAAAGCAGTGTCAATTTCACTATCAAGATAACCTTCTTTTCTTAACTTCTGTCTAAGTTCTTCAATGTCCACCTATGATCTCCTTTACACGTTTATTTATATCTGTTGATCTCTCATCTTTAACATCTTCAAATAATTTCATTCCATATGATCTTATAAAAATTTCATTGATACGTTTTTTGGCTATTTCTGCCTGTTCAGGTGTATCTGTAGTTCTTGGAAAAACATTAACAATTCTTTGAATGTCATAATTAGTCAACATTCCCGCTTCACCCACTAATTGTTTAATTGCTCCCGCAAAACCAGCCAGTCCTTTTTCATACTGAGAGGCTTGAGGATAAATAAAACCTAATCTTTTAGTAACAGAACCCTTAAATGCACCTTTTTGTTTTTTGGGTATATTTTCATATTCAGACAACATTGTTTGAATTAATCCACCAATTTTGGCAGATTCATTTTTCTTTTTCTGACCTATTCCAGTTTCCGCAGGTGCAAATGTTCCTTTTACACCTTGTTGAGCTAACCATTCTGGACTTTCTGTTGCTGCTCCATAACCCCCAGGTACATTTTGTTGCTGATTATAGATTTGTAATATCGTATCGGGATCAATTTCCGTACCATATTTTTGAAATAGCTGAGAAACACTAAACTGCCCACTTCGGGCATCTTGAGCAAGTTTTTCTTCAGGATCACCTTCCTGTAATTCCGTTAATTTAGCTTCTTTGGTTTTAATATCAAGAGCCTGTTCAGCAATATCCTGCTGGCTTGATTGCAAACCAAATGATTGTTTTTGCCTTTCCTGAAGATATTGTTCTACAACATAGGCAGGAATACCCTGTTCTATCGCTTTTCTTCTAAATTCATCAGGTGATATTGGCATTAAAAATTCCTCCCGTATGGGCTTCTTAAAGCATCGGCAAACTGCCCCTGCGGATTACGATATTCCAAATCCAAATGCGCACCAGTTGTATGACCTGTTCTTCCCGTTAAGCCAATAACTCTGTTACCCGATATTTGCTGATTCCGCTTAATATTAGTCATTTTGCTTAAATGGGAAAATCTTAAAGTTTCACCTGTTTGCGTATTTCTGACCATAATGCTGTTACCATAACCTCTGTTATAACCACCCGCTATATCCTCAACCTGCCAATTACCCTGCGGCAGAAGAACAGGGCTGCCTTCAGGCAAAGCAAGATCAACACCAGTATTGGTCATTGATGGATTAATCCCCCGATAAAGTGCAGGATTATAATTTCCAAAAGGTTGGGTAACTTTCACACCTCTTGCAGAAGTAAATTTAGTAGGGGCATTTTCACTAAATCCTGGTGCAGGTGTGTATAGATTAGGATTATTGTAAAACTCATCCGCTAAAGGAACATTTCCAGAAGGTTGAGTATTAAAAGTTTGGCGGGGTTGCCTTTGTTCAAGGTAAAGATCAATTACTCTTTCGTTAATCCCTTGTTCTAGGGCTTTTCTTTTAAATTCATCAGGTCTAATCAAAAACCTATCCCTCCAAACTGAGACTCTAAACTGCTGAGTGATCGGAAGACATTTTTCAAATCAAGATCAGCTTTAGCACTTTGGATATCAATCATTCCTCTTTCTCTCTCTAATTCAAATTTTTGTTTCTGAAGATCAAATTCCTGCTGTCGCCATTTTTCTTCACGTTGTATCTTAAAAGCCTCAAGGGCTAATGTTAATTGTCTTTCGGCTCCTGCTGCTTTCATCTCGGCAATTTTTACATCAATGTTATGCAAATCCTGTGCTCTCTCAATCGGCAGCATTGCCAGCATATCGTTAATCGACTTCAACTTTTCTTCACGTTCAAAACCTACGTCTTTAATTTGTGTACCATAGTATCGGGAAATATCACTTGTTTTTTGACCTAAAGCCTCCTCATACATACCGCTTGATAAAGGAATACCCCGTTTACCATATTCAGTTGCCGTTGCAGTTGAAGTTTTTGTAGTTTCCCTTTCTTCTCTGCCTTTTAACTCATCAATAATGTTGTTGTACCTATCAATCATAGGTTGTTTTGAGGATTCAAGCTGTTTGCCCCGTTCGGCATAAGCAGCTTCAACAATCGGTTTGCCTTGAGCTAAAGTCTTTTCCGCTCCCGCAGTTGATGAAGTTTGATTAAATATCCTATTGACTTCCGTAAACATATGTTCTCCAAAAAAGGGTTGTGTCATTTCAGCGGTTAAAATAGTAGATTCGGGGATTCCTAAAACAACAGAAAGCTGGTCAACTCTTGCATCAGCTCTCTCACCTGCCTGCTTTAAGGTCATGCCCACAAATTCTGGTTTTGGAGAATATAATCCTGCTCCCATTGGTGCTGCCATAAAAATAAAAAAGAGAGCATTGCGCTCTCTATGTATCGCTTTCTCTCTAAATTTTAGTTTTTTTTCGTTAAAGTGTCAAACTAAATAGTTCCTGCGGTTACGAAACGAAAAGTTGTTCCCGCATATCTAAAAGCAATAATCGGGCTTCCTGAGTAAAACTGCATTGCAAAATTACCGTCTGCCGATAATGCTGCGCTTCCGCCTTGCGTGCCAAATGTTGGTGTACCTGTAATAACTGGCGTGCCGATTGTGCCTCCTGCAGTCTGGGGTGTACCTAAAAAAGCATTGTTATGAGTACCTGCTGATATATTGGGGGTACCAAATGTGCCTGTATTCCAAGTGCCGTTGTTAATTAAACGATTATTAGTTAAAGTTCCTGCTAGAGTTGGGGTTCCTGCCAAGACCGTATTGTTAATTGTTCCCAAATCCAATGTTTGTTGGGCAACTAGACCGCCTCTTATGGTAACTGTTCCCGTTGCAGGGTCAACATCCATAATAATCGTACCGCCTGAAGTACCTGAAACTGATCTGAATTGAGGTAATCCGCCACTGATCGTTTGTAATGTACCTCTATTAGTTAAAACTGGAGGTGTTATAGGATTCCATTCCTGCGTAGCTTCAAGTTCCTGGGCACTTTTCCATTCAGGAATCCTGGCAGATAATCCTTTTCTGAAACGATTATCTAGGTTTCTCATAATCGAATTGGATTGCGAAACCGTAAAAAGTAAATCGGGCAGAAGATGAAGATTCAATTAATTTCCAGAATAATAACTTCCCTTGCGAATTGGCAGGAAAACGGTATTCGACATGGCCATCCTGCAAATCACCCAAAGGCAGCCAGTTTAAACGGTCTTTGGTAAAAGTATCGGCAATGGCAACTTGAATTGAGGCTTGGCAACCTGGATTGGCAAAAGCCCAAATTCTTCTAAATACCTTATCTGTTTCTGGCCTATTAAAGTGAATGACTCCCTCCAAAACCGAAGCTATAGCCGAACCATTGTCACTTAGGTTTGTACCGCCGACTGTATAACATTGACCATTGGCATCACCAAAAATTAACTGCTCATCGCCTGAAGCATCTTTGTAGGAGTGCCAAGCTGTAGGTTGAACTGCCGTCTGCCAGGCCATCCACTCATCATTTTGGTAATCATAAATCAAAGTGCAGGGATTAATAGTTTCACTTGTTAAGTTATCCTGTACCGAACCGACAGTTAGATAATATTGATATTTGTGTACAACACCTGGAGCATTGTCAAAAACCGTACCGACTATACCTGTAGCCGCATCATTATAAATATATTTCTCAATCGGATTGGAAACGATTTCGGGATAATTTCCTCCATAACCGAAGGCCCCTAATCTATTAAGATAAAAATTAAATCCCTCTATAGTATCAATTGACGGGGCAGATGTTGGCCCAAGTTTAGTTGCCTGATCGGTTAAGTTAAAACCATCCCATCTGAATACCAACCCTGAATTTTTAGTAGCAATTAAGCGGTTATTATCTTTAAAAAGTGAAAGCATTTTGCCCGCACCTGGTATAGCAATACTGGAAGAATCACTTGTCCAGTCCGTAGGCGTACCTGTAGTTGAATAGAAAATATTACTGGAAGTTCCTGCAACCCAAATACGGTTTACATATTCCTCGACTCCAACACCACCTATTGGTGCCGAAGAAGTATTAGTAAATGAAGTCCCATTCGTAGTGTGCCTAGTCGTGCCAGTAGGGGAAGTTACAACTAAAGTATTTTCCAGAACCCCGTTGTAAACATAGTCATTATTGGGAATTGTGCCATTTCCGCATACTGTCCATGCACCCGTACCTTGTTGGGAATAGTAAAGGATTGAACCGCTAGCTCTGTAATTCCAGAATTGCGTACCAGTATTGTTATGCCAGTCAAAAAGGGTATTTACTTGGTCAGTGTCAGGAGTACCTAAATAAGTAGTGTAACCAGGTCGTTTTTTTTTTGAACCGACTACATCAGTTTCAACATTAACGGCCCGTAACAATTCACCTTCATTCGTGTAAAAGGGTGAAGTCTTGATATTGATTCCTTTAACATTGAACGCTTTTAAAATCATCTCACCAAATGAGGTTGTCCTCCCCGCTCATTACCTCATCAATTTTCACATAGGTTTGAGAGCTTTTATCACGGGGAGTAATTTGGACAGTAAATGAATTTTTCTGTCCATAAGCCAAAGTGAGTCTTTTGTCTGCTTCCGTAAACCGATTGTCTTTTTGGAGTGCCATTGCCAAAGCATAATCAACAAAAGAATTAGTGTAAGCTCTCATCGGCACATCTAATTCATCCGTATCATTTATCATCGGTGTACCCTGTCTATAAAACCAAATTTTAGCTGTTCCTGCTTCATCCGAAGGAAAAACCCGAAATACCGTATTGCCTTCCCAATTATGATAAGGGTGAGCAGAATTTACCACCTCCGAAGGATAATACTCATTTAAGGCTCGTTTTGTGGAAAGAAAATAATCCGAACCGTTATAAGTTATTTCAATCCGCTTCGGTTGTTTGAAATCAGCAGTAGTTACGGTTCCCAACCCTGCCGTACCAAAAGCGACATTGACAGTACCGATGGCATAATCTTCATTGACACTAACCGCATTATTTGTCATTTCGTCTTTCCATTCATTTATCCAGTTATTAATCTCCTCATTTGAAACAAAATCGGATTTCCAAAGTTTCTCCCTGACTCTGCTTCTTAACTTACCCAAAGAGTAAAAATTAAAACCACTGGCTGTAATCCAATCGCTTTCATTGGAATTGACTGCTAAAGAAGAACTCCTAAAATATGTCTTATAAGCATCAGTTGAGGCTGCGGAAGTATCATCAAATATTGTATAACTTTGGCTTGTAAAAGGATCAATGGCATCGGCTTGATACTCAACTGTACCATTAGTCATTGGCGTAGCCGTTCCTGTTGTACCTGTTGTACTTTTCTCAAAAACTACCTGATTGTATTTAATCGCATAAACTGGAGTTGAAGCAGGATGATCAAAGTCTAAAGCGGCAACTGAAAGTGTGCCGACATTTGTGACTGTGCCTAAGACAACTTCCGTTCTATCCTCACCAGTTTTACCTATCTGAACTGCCCAGCCTGTAGTGAAACCTGTGGTGTTTTTGACTCTAACTGTAGTAGTTCCTGTTACCTCATCATTGGCAAGATAGGTTGTCGGAGCTTTTACATCTAAGTCATTTATTGTTCTGATTAGAGCCATACTTTAATTTTACCAAATTTTAGATTGTAACCCAGAAAATACTCCTCTATAGTCCACAAAAGGAACTGTTGTTGAAAAAACTGGTGAGCCAACTGCTGTTAAGTTGGCGGCATTTACAACATCTACATAATCATTGTTTAGTTTCCAGTAACCTACCATATTGGTTCGACCTGTTTTATCGGCTTGGTTGTCAAGAGTGTCAAGAGCAACAATTGCGTTATAGACAGCCACCTCGTCGACAAGCCCATCCATAAAAAATCTAGCCGTTGACTGTGTATCAACAGCCCCAATCGTAAACCTTGAGGTATTGTTCGAAATTGAAGTGTCTAGCCCGCTAGGATTACCATCGGGAACTTTGTTGAGATAAAATGTGCAGGAGCCAGCAGTGCTGTAAGTAACCCCTAAGTGATACGACGTGTTTATGGAAAGCGCTGTGTTTGCATCTCCATTTGCGACTAGATTGCCATCATCAGAAGTAAAAAATCTCATCTTGTCATTAGTGGCAATACAAAAATTGTAGCTGGCATTTGTGCCATCCTGATCCATCTTGGCAGCTATGCAATATGCCTCACCACCTACGCTTGGTAAACTTTCCAGTCTAACCCATGCCTCTATAGACAAATTGCCAGTAATAGACAATGGTGCGGTATCAGCTACAAAAGCATATTGTGAAGATCCCCGTTCTAAATCAAGAGAATGTGTATTTGCCATTCATTCATCCTATTCTGTATATCCCCCAGCATAGATGCCAATTACACCAGTACCAGACTGATTAAATACTAAAGCAGAACCGCTAGCAGTCCTTATAGGAGGATTAATTGGCATAGCGGCAATCCCGCCATTTGCAGCAAAGTTCATTGTTCCGATAATCGGTGATGTTGGAGTTCCTGAAGCTATCGAAACTCGTCCAGAAGATTCAACTGAAACTATTAAAGAAGTTACATAGTGAATTGAACCTGCCGAAGCTGCTACCAGCGTTCCTGTAGCTGTGCCTGTTAGGGTAACTGCCGTTCCAATTTCATTGGTAGGTTTAAGTTCCGTGCCTATAGTTTGTGAAAAAACCGTCCCTGTGGTTACAACTATTGATCCGCCACCAATTCTTCCTACTGTCCCGCCTGCTAAATTAGTAACTGCTCCTAAAGTACCTGTAAAGGCAGAGGAAGCACCAGCCGCACCAACGTCTAACTTGATGATAGGAATTTCTGTACCACTAACGGTATCTGCAAATATAGTTGTTTGTGTACCTTCGTTAATTTTGACTATGCCCATAATTAAGGTGCCTTAGAACTTGATACTGTTAATTGTGCAGGATAAGTGAAAAGCAAAAAGCCCATCCATTGCCCTGCTTTAATCGTCATAGTATAAAACTGTTCACTATCCAAAGGCTGCGGTATTTCTACCATCTTAGGTTTTATATCAATTATATCTAAGTTTTTGCTGCTCATTTAATTCCAACTTAATCCCACATTAACCGTACCTGTAACCGTACTAACTAATCCTGTATTAAAATTAGCATTGATAGGAACTGTTGAAGGTACGGTTGGTGAAGTCAATGCTAGAGTTACTAACTGATTGCCAGCTAGAGTCCCAGCTGCAGTATCAATATTGTATAAATGGACTGTTCCGTTTCCCGTTCCCATTACACATAAATTCTTAACAGTACACTGGCTATTTTTTCTTAATGTTACCCCTGTTCCTGTCAATTGGGCATAACTATATCCTTGTTCTTGACTTGACATTAATCACCTCCTAAACAACAAAAGACACATCAAGTGCCTTCTAATATCACGTTCTTAACTAAATTTTAGTTTTTTTTATCTTGGGTGTCAATTCTGGGGCAATAATTCATCTTGGGCTTTCTCAATTAAGGGCAGCCATCTCTCTTGGAATATCTTGTCTATGTTGAAGTTTTCGACTATATGGTTTCTACAATCCTGTAAGACTTCCTGCGGTTTTTCCTTAATCCTTTTGTAAATTTTCTCCATAGCCCAGTAGATACTTTGGGGATCAGGCCGTTCCCAAAAGGAAAGTCCGTTATTAAACCATCTTGAGGCAATTTGAGCTTTCTCACCTGTCTTGCCTTCTATAATAAGTTCTGGCATACTTTGTGCATTGTTTATAACAACAGGAACACCTACAGCTTGAGCTTCGACAATAGTCAGGCCAAATCCTTCGGTTTGTGAAGGGTGCAGAAGCCCGTCAAAAGCATTATAGTAATTCCCAATATCCTCATCAGTTGCCAAAATCGTAAAAAATAGCTGGTCTGGGAAAAACATTTTATCAAGTATTCCCAAGTAGTTAGCATAATCTCTAATCGGGAAAGAACTTGGTGAAATCTGATTAGAGCCGATAAAAAGCCTAGCTTCGGGGTGGACATCGGAAAACAGTTTAAATGCCTCTAGGGACTCCTGAAAAGCCTTACGGGGCGGGTTTTCCTTATTGGCCGCTATCATTCCCCATAAAAATATATCCTGCGGTACACCGATTTTCTTTTTAGCCTCACGTTTATCTTTTGGCTGCAGTAAGTTTACATCCACACCTTCGTGGATCATTTCGGAAACCCAACCGTGTTTGATTAACTGGTCATGTCCAAATTGGGAAAAAGTGATTATTTTATCGGCTAAAGGCAATCTTTGTAAAACACCAAGCGGTGCGGGATTAGCATCAACTGGCATATACGGCCACCACTTACAGCCTATCTGATGCAAGTTCTGAATCCATTGAGGGGGAATAACCCAAATGTCTATCATGGAAATGACAACTTGTGCCCCGAAATGTCTTGCGGCATAAAACATGGTATCCGAACCGTGAGGATCGTCAACCGAAGGATACATTCGTAAAGTTCCTTCAGGCATCTGGTAATCTATCCAATGCCCGCTAAGACCCGCTTTGGTAGCTTGGGCAACCTGCCAGCCATCTAAAAGGAAACGTCTTATTAAGTGGGTTAGCTCATTTGCGTAACCCGATCTTGACCACAATGCGTCACCCGCAAAAACTATCTTTAAATCACGCTTCTTTTTCATCAGAAATTAGATATTTGAGATATAAGGCTACCTCTTTGGTAAATTTATTAGGAAGCCAGTCATAATTAAATTTAGTCGGATCTTGCCCACCCGCAACATGAATACAAACAATTTCCTTATCGGAATCTTCAGGCCACATATCCTGTTCCGTACCGCTTTTTTTAGGCAAAATTAGTTTTTTATCTTTTAAGATACATTCACTCCAATATCCTTTGCTCGAAAGTCCCCAGAATTTATTAGCCTTTTCTTTGTCCAAAAACCGTACTTTGTAATTGCCGTAGTAACAAAGGATATTAAGAAAATCCTGCTCGTAGAATTGGTAAACATTAGCTCGTTTTTCGGTACAAAGAGAAAGCCAATGATTAACAAATTCTTTTGATTTCATTACCACAAAACCGCAATTAACGTATTCTTTTAAGGCATCAATATCCCAAACCTGGACTGTTTTACCCATCATTTGCATCTGACTTTGTATTTCTCTGGGGTTGGCGTTTTGGACAACTGCTACGTCAAAATCACCTTCAAAACAACTTGAAATATCGCCCGTTATTATCATATCGGAATCTAAACGTGCCACACATTCGTATTTATCCAAAAGTTCCTTCGCAAAAATAGGTATCATATAGCGCATTTTTAAGTCATTGGGAAGCATTGTAAAACCATGCCTTATGGCATCTTCTTGGGTATAAAGGGCAATATCGCAGGTTTTATCTAATTCGGGGTTTGTTTTTTTGAGAGAATTTATCATTTTAATCGCCAGTTCAAGATATTCTTTACCTAGACCCGTAACTAAAATGACATTTTTCTTCTTCATAAGAAAGAGGCTTAGCTTCCGAGGAAAGTAAGCCTCTAAAATACTGCGGTTATTCCTCGGATAACCTAAACATATCAACAAAAGTCAACCTGAGTCAACTATGCTGATACCAATGCTGCAGTCCCGATCCCAAGATATGGATTCTTCACTACAGTTGCCGTTCCGTAAACTGGTGTTACAAATGTAGAACCTGCGGTTCCAATTTGCGTACAACCAACACCTGGCGATTCGTTTATTATTGCCCGCATACCAACACCCATTGTTCCACCTACTGCCGAAGCGGTAGCTGTACCACCAGTATTGTAAAACTTACTACGGTCAACTATCAAGGATATCGCATTATTAGCTGTTCCAGGCGAGTTTAGTATAAACGCACTTGCTGCTGCGTCATGGTTTGCCACAAATTCAACATTTTGAACACGAATGTTCGTGTTGTTAAAAAATAGCTTTATTCCATGCGAAGCGGAAGCTAGTAATCCTGTACCGGAAAGGATGAAACCGTCTCTAACGGTAATATCTGTTGCTGCCGAACCAATCATAAGATCAGCCTGTGGTGTACCTGTTATACCTGTAGTACCTGCATCCCATTGAATACCTGTCTTCTCAATTTTAAAGTCGTGAAGATCAAGCCCTTTAACGCCTGCATTTACAGTGACAACGCCACCATCACCACCATCACCCATAGTACCTCCTGCAGAAGTCCCTGCGGTTCCCCTAAAGTGGAATCCTGCAACTTCACAAGAATTACCTGTTATCTGCAAAATACCCATCGTTCCGATAGTCCCTGCGGTTCCTGGTGCTTCTAAAATTGTCGAGGCACTACCGAATGACTTACCTGCACCAAGCGCTATCAAGTGGACATTATCTTTATTTAAAACAACACCCGCTGGTGTTCCTGTAGGAACAAAAGCAGTATTGTTGTCTCTTGGACAAACGATAACGTAATCATTTTTACCACTTCTAACTTTGCTTGAGTCAATAGCTGCCTGAATGGTATCAAAAAGGTTTGAATTACCAACAGCTTCTTTGACGGTAGTATAATCGGCATCGGAAGGATCCTTTACCCAAACTACGTTTCCCGTAGTTAAGATTCCGGCATTTCTGATTTCCGAAAGCGGATCAACTTTGTAGAGATCCAAATTACTAAAAGGATTTGCTCTACTCATATTTAATATTCACCACCTTTCGCCCTAATTCGGGCTTTTCTAATTCTGATTAACATAATTCTTTCAAAAGGCGTTATACCCGCCCTCTTACATAATTCTGTAAAACTAAGCCTTGTATCATGTATTCTTCTAATATTTTTTCTTTTCTTCCTCGGCACACATCAATTGTTTAATAACTTACTAGCCATTGCAAATTTTGACATAAGTTCTTGTTTAATTTGTTCTCCTCTTAATCTTGCCAATTCCCGCCTGCCAAAATACTTTAGAGCCTGTGTATGCGGATCGGACGAGGCATATTTACTATTTGCCAATGCTTTTAAAAAATAAGTACTTGCATCAATCCGTTCCTCGACATTTTCTAAGTATTCTTTTTTAAGCCGTTTCTCATTCTCTTTATTCTTTTTAATAGTTTCAGCAATAACTCTACGGTTATGCTCGACAGAAAACCCAATATCGCCATCGGGTTTTTGATACATATACTTAAAATCCACATCACGAATCTCACCGCTTCTCCCTCGTTTTAAATCCTTGTATAATTTCGGGCCTCTAGCCTTCATACTTCAGGAAAGACCAAATTGATCTGTCCTGAAATGATAGTTTGGTAAGGTGTCAGCTAACTTATTGATTCGTTTCGCTTTGCCTTTCAAGATGCCAAACTATCCAAAAACACCTTCTTAGTCCGTTTTCTGTGTTTCCCTAGCATTAGCTGCTGGTGCTCGACAAATTACGTTAGCAAACCACACAAGTGCGGCCTGATAAGTAATCGTGTTTTGCAACCTTAAAAGATTTTCAGAACCCTGTTCTACCCAGGACATATCGTTTACTTGACAAAGATTCCAAGAATCAAGGTTAAGTATCACTACTTCACCGTCTGGAACATTGTAATCAAGAAATACTCCGACTTGACCTGCGCCTGCTGCAAATTCTAATCCTGTCCATCCACCGACTAACTCGGTTGAATTGACAGTTCTTCGCATGGCGGTCAATAAATCACCATATTTCTTATAAAGGGTTAAGTTTACAAAAATGGCATATTTATCACCTTCATTTGCGAATTCCTTTGCTGCAAGATAAGCACTCTCCATTCTGGAAAGTGAAAGGGCTTCCGATACTGAACCAAATTGTGGTGTCCATCCTTCCCTCGATCTGGCAACACCTGCGTACAGGTTTGTACCAGTTTCGGAATTGAGGGCATCACCAATACCGTCCATGTTGGCAGTACCTCCGCCTGAGCCGTCTGTTATAAAGACAGCATCATTAGCTATTGAGGCTACCGTTCCTGCTGCTGTTAAAGTAACAGTTCCTGTAGCGACACCTTTACCTTTATTGGTAACTGTGCCAATGGTTCCCCGTGCAAGGTAAGCCGTACCAACTGCAATTTGTGCCCCATCGTAAAGATAGGCACCTGGCGCAATATCCCCATTTACGGTTCCATAGTAATCAAGAACACGACCATCATCAATTGTTGCTGAATCTATCGCTTTGATAGTGAATTCCGAAGATGAAGTCGAGCCTGAAACCTGTGCGACCGCTCCGAGGTTTTGTCCATAGAGTTGTCGGTTCATATCTCGTGAAAAATCTTTTACTAGAGAATCTGCCTGTGCCATAAAAGCACCCTTAATCGCTAGTTTGTCACCACTTGACGCTTCCATCGCTAACTTTGAAATGTTGAAAACACCAGTGTGAGTCCTAACTGCGACCGAACCCCTACCGAAAGTTGCACCCGTTGTAGCATTTAGGGTATTACCATCTGCTGCGAGCGAGGTAACTCCTCCATGCCTTGTCAGTCTAAGTGGAACATGAAAGTTATTGTTCAAAACCTGTGAGTCCACACTCTTTTTAAACTGATTTAAGGTCACCTTTTGGGAAGGAATATTGTCTTGGATATAAGGCAAAATGACTTCTCTTAGTACTGAACTATAATCCGATAATGCAAAAGCTGGAATGTTAAAAAACCTCCTTCCCCTCGTTTATTAATTCATAAGAATTTAGAGGCAAGTAAGATATAGTTTTTGTATATTTTTTAGAATTACAATTTTGGCAAAGTGGTTGAATATTTGAAATATTATTCGATCCCCCCATACTAATTGGTATGATATGATCTTCAGTAAGTTTTATATTTGGTTCAAATTGTTTGCAACAAAGACACATAAAGTTAAATTTAACTTTTAATGCAACCCATTCCTCGAATGTATGTAAACCATTAGTTTTTTTCTGTATTTCTCTTTTCTTTTTAAGAAAATAAAATCTTCCCCTATTTTCTTCTCTCCATTTTTTAGTACTTTTGTAATAAGATTTATGTTGTTTTATATGCCCTGCCCATCTTTTATCAGCTCCTAATTTGGCAGCTATTTTTACTTGTTGTATAGAACGATTTTTTACATAACAATCCCAACATTTTTTTACTTTATAAGAAGAAACTCGATTGCCACAAAAAATACAATTAGGTATTCCACCTAACCATCGACCGTGATTTTTCCCACTAGGCATAACTCCTTTTAAATTCTTATTCCAAGGGATTTGACCTTTTAAGCCCAATTAATCCTCCTCTAAGCTGCTCGATCAAGAACCTCATCAATGCGAGAAAAGAAATTGTCTTTTGTAACAGGTTCAGTCTTAGGCTCCTTGTTGCCTGTAACCGCAGTTTCAGTAACCATTCCTGGCTTTTTAACTTTATTAATCTGTTGTTCTTTCCAAGCATCTAATTTCTCCTCGTATATGTCTTTAAAAGCCTTTTGCGGGTTTTTAATTCCCGTATCGACCATATGGTTTAAGATTGCATCCTCGGATGTCTTAATGCCATATTTTTCTTCGGCCTCGGTTACAACCGCCTGAACATCCTCCCTTAATTCCCTTACTTCGATTCTTCGGTCAACGAACTCGTTAATATCGTCAATCGAAACCAAACCTAACTTTTTTGCCTCCTCTTTGGCTTTGGCAATTATCTGCTGTTCCGTCAATTCGCCCTCTGGGGCGGGTTGAGCTTCCAAAGTTTTTATTCTGTCTTCCAAAGCCTTCTTCTCGTTAATCGTTTGCTGAAGATTAGGCCAAACCTTGTCAAGTCTGACGTTAAACTTTTCTTCAGCTTCCGCACCGATTTCGCCCAAGCCTACAAGTTTTGAAAGTTCCTCTTGGGTATATTCTTTTTCCCCAACTTTTACTTTCGCTTCTTCTTGCCCTTTTTCTTCTTCTTTCGGCTCATCTACTTTCTCCTCGGGTTTATCAAAAAAATCTGCCAACTTAATCACTTCCTTCCTGCCAGAATTAGCAAGTCTATCGGTTTTAGTGGCTCTAAACCACAAAAAAAGAGGACTCTGCGCCCTCTAAATTCGCTTACTAGAATATATTCTAGCGGTTACTAATTATCATGTCAACCTGTTCCTAAAAGAGTTAAATGAGAAAGAAAAACAACTCCTCCTGCTTCCCAGACCGCATAAATAGCCATCATTCTGGCAGAATCAAAAGCCCCGCCGTTAAAAGGGTCTGTTAAAGTAGTTTGAGCGCCTACCACATCTCCACCAACACCACCGCTTAATTCCCTGTCTGTTGTTGTTGCCGTTACAACCGCATCTAATTGAACAGCTAACCAATAAACAGTGTTTGAAGAAATTGTCCAATTCAATCCTGTTACTTTTTTCCATCCTGCCCCTGTTCCTTTTGCGTTTGTTGCACTAACAAATAATCTTGTCCCTGCTTCCCCCGGAACAACCGCCCCATCTGCGGCATACAGGCCTACCTCAAAATTTGCTGCCTCTGTTGCGTCATTACACCACCATCCCATTTCTGTTATTTTAACTGCCGTAGAAGGACTTGTATGTTTAGTGGTCCAAGAACTACCATCTATTGTCGGCGAGCTTCCTCCAATGGGGTCTACTGTCGGTGATGTTGTTACAAATCCGCTACTTGTTCCTAATACTACTGCCATTTATACCTCGTTCCAATATTGAACTGTAATAAAAGCTGTTCCTGCCATTATGGGCCTACCCAATAACTAAGATTAAAATCTACTGTTCCCGGCCCTAATACAAGATAAGCAATGGTTCCATTAGTCCCAAACATAATTGCAGGGTTGAATTCCTTTTCAATACCGGCACTTGGTGGAAAAAATCCTCTAGCCAATACTCCGTCACCCGTAGAGCCGGCCACATTATTAGTAATAGCATAATCTGCTGTTCCCGTACGACCAATTATTGAAAGTCCCGTTACATAAACATTAGTTCCTGCACCTACGGGTGCTATTATTGTTCCCCAAGTAGTACCACCAGTTCCTAATACATGGGTGGTTAAAATGGTACTTCCAGCAGGAATAGCATTTACTCTTACTGTTCCTGCCGTAATTGTTCCATTGGCAAGAGCTGTTAAAGTCCCTGCAAGCATTGTAGTTACCGTACCTGCAGTTTGAACAACTGAACCACCCTCAAGTCGGGTTATTGTCCCTTTGTCTTGATTTAAAAGAGTTCCAAGTGTTGCGATATTAGTTAAAGAACCTGTAGTTAAAGTCCCTGCGGTTTGAACTATTGATCCTCCTGCAACAATTCCTAAAGTACCACCTTCTAATCTTGTAATTGTTCCTTTATCTAGGTTTAAAAGAGTTCCAGTTGTAGCTACATTTGATAAGGAACCAGTGGTTAAAGTGCCGGCAGTTACTAATATCGAACCACCCTCTACTCTTCCTACCGTTCCTACTGTGTCTAAATCTCCAATCGTACCTGTGGTAACCACAATTGAACCCGTAGTAATAGTAGTGGTTCCAGCCGTTACGACTATGCTTCCTCCCTCTACACGAGTAATCGTACCTTTATCAAGGTTTGTAGCAGTACCAAGAGTTGCCAGATTTGTAAGAGAGCCAGTAGTTAATGTACCTGCGGTCTGGACTATTGATCCTGCATTAACAACCGTAACCGTCCCAACCTGATTAATATTGCCAATTGTTCCTGTGGTAACTACTATTGAGCCGCCTTCAAGGCGTGTAATTGTGCCAGCTTTAAGTAAATTAAGGCTACCAGCTTCAACTACATTAGTAGTTCCAAGATTATTTATGTTACCAACTGTAACTGTACCTGCATCTAAATTTTTGATAGTACCAATAGTTGCTACATTTGAAAGTGAACCTGTAGATACCGTTCCTGCGGTTTGGACAATTGAGCCTGCATCAATAACTCCTATCGTTCCTATTTTATTAATATCCCCAATTGTACCTGCAGTAACGACAATTGATCCACCCTCGACTCTGGTAATAGTCCCCTTATCAAGATTCTCAATTGTGCCTACTTTACCTGTTCTGGTAACAAGACCAAGAGTACCCGATTCAACTACCCTTACAGTACCTACCGTATCAATATCCCCAACTGTTACCGAGGATGTGACAGTTCCAAAAACACCAATATGTCCTGAAGTATTGGCTACAATCCTAACAGTTGTAGCTGTTCCTGCAGTTCCCGTATGCGCAGTTAAGGCAGGAAAATCGTTATTATCTTGTACTGCGTTCTGGTGTGGCTTTATAGGCATATTATTTTACCTTTAAATTTTTGATTTGTTCTTCAATAGGTTTTGATTTATGTAATTTAGGTAAATTGGATATTTCCTGTTTTGACTTAATTATCATTACAAGCTCGGCACTACCTAGTATCTCCATTCTTTCGGCCTCCATATTATTTTCAGCCAAGTGTTTGGCGATCCAATGCTCAAAATCCGATAAAGTAGTCCAACGAGTATCTATCGGATCAAAATAGAATAATACCTTAATTCCTACTCGTTTCATCCTTTTGCCATCCTTATTGCCTCATGGGAATAATTTTTCTTAGATGGTTTTTTCTTTCTGGATTTACCAGCTTTACTCATAGCGATTGCGATAGCCTGCTTTTGCGGATAGCCCGAATGTACTAACTCACTAATATTACTACTTACTGTTTTATTACTACTTCCTTTTTTAAGAGGCATTCGTACCTCCTTTCGTCTGTCTGCCTTTATCCTGAATTATTATCTTGGCATCTTCTCTTGCTTCCTGTCTTAATAATTCTTGAGGGTCAATCTGGATACCTGCTTGGGCTGCTGCCTGCATTTTACCTGTAGGCGGTAAGTCTTTAAAGGCTATATTTGGCGGCTTACCCTGTTGTTGTTTTGGTTGTCCCATTCCCGTATCTTTCATCACTTCGGCTGCTGCTACTTTAGCCTCCTGAATCCGCTGTTCCTGATCTGGGAACATTCCGCTTCCCTGCAAGTCCTTTAAGACTTCGGCAACAGCTACTTTCAACTCCTGAATCTGCTGGTCAGTGAATTGCGGGCCTTCCTGCTCAAAAGCATCCATCAGTTCAGCGGTTGCCCCGAATTGATAGGTTTCGGCAACTCTCTCAACCATAGTCTTAACAGCCGCAGGCGGGAACATACCTTTTTCTGCAAGAGGCAGAAAGACTTTAGCAACTAAGTTCAAAACCGCATCTCGTTTGCCCTGTTTGGTGAAGCCAAGCCCCGCTTCAACCTCAATATCGACATGAACTTCACTAGATAAAGGGACAACATTCCCTTCAACTGGTACACCTAACGCTTCTCTGGCTTTTTTAGCTTTTGCACCGACTACATCGAAATACTGCGGCTCGCCTTTCTCCAAATACCTGATCTGCTGGGGTTGGATAAAGTAGTCATCGGCTATCATCAGGAACCTTTCGGCTATTTTCTTGACAGTTTGTTTTAATCTGCGTTGGGCTATAGCTAAAGCGGCATATTCACTCTCTTTTAAGGATTCAATGGCCGCATTTGATCTTACACCCTGCGGGATTTTAGCCAAAGTTGTAGTTGTAACGCCCTGTTCCTCAATAAAATTGGTCAAAAGCTGCATAAAAGTGAAAACAAAATTAGGAAGCGGTGAAATTACGCCCTGCTGAGGCGGTTGTGAAAGATATTCATAGACCACACCTCCCGCAATATTGGTTGGCTTGAATTGTTCGCCCTGTTTCTTCATCCAAAAGCCTGTTACCATTGTGTTTATAAAGCGTTCTACTCTGGAAACAACCACATCAAGTGACTTGTTTTGGGGAATAAAGCGTTCAATTAGAGGAACCTGATAAATCGGGCCTGGCTCAAAGCGGAAATCAACAAATGGATACTCGTAAACATCCAGATATTCATCATAAAGCCAAATATCGCCTGCCACAAAACCATGCCTGATTACGCAATCACCGTCTTTTCTGTATTTCAAAAGATCAGGGTTCATCTGCCTTACTCTTGCTTTATTTTCAGAGCCTAAATATTCCTTTAAAAAGAACTCTTTTTGGATAATTTGGGCGACAATATCAGGGTTCGGGTGCATACCCTGTTTAGCTCTAAGATATGCCTCTTTAATCTCAGAAGAAGCCAAACGGTTATCGGGGCTGATTTTATCCAATTGTTCTTTGCTGAAAAGTTCGTTGGCTTTAATTTCGGCTATGGTTTTGGGGATTCCTTTAATAATAAAGGGCGAGTCGTAAATTGAGTTAAGGTCACCTTTAATAAAAATATCAAAAGCGTCATATACTTGAGTACAGATTTTTTCTTTGACGGCATCAGGCCAGACCTGCATATAGGCAATGCCGTGTTTGGCGGCAAGAATCAGCATTAAGGCTAACTGCTCGGAAATTTCCTGATTCTTAAACTCCTCGGCAATCCAGTGCCCGATTAACTTGGCAGTCTTTTTGTTGTCCTGCCTTGCTTGTTCATATTCCTGCGGGTTCTCAAAAGCTGTTTGGTTTAAAGGTTCTGGGTAAACAACAGGGGTCGGATCGTTAGTGGTTAGAAGGTTAGCCACACCCCTGATCTGTCTTGAGGCTTTAGGAATTGCCCGCATCGGAGAATAGATAGAAGTATCGTTTGATACGTCAATTATCTTATTGGCACTTCTTGACCAGTAACGGAAATGATAGCCGTCATCAAAGAATTGATTGTCGTACCATTTGCGCTCAAATGGCCGTCTGGCGGTTTTGGCATAGGTCATTAACTGATCTATAGTCTGACCTATATTTCGGGTTTCAACTGTTGAAGTCTGGTAATCTGCCATTAAACAAAAAAGAGCCTTTCGGCTCTCTAATATCCGTTTCTTAAGTCTATTTTATTCTTTGAGTATATTCTCGTCAAACTGTTGATCTGTTAAGTCGGAAAGTTCTTTTAAGTCTTCCCGAAGGTCAGGTTGCGGTTCAACCTTAACTTTATCCATTTTGTCGGAGAGTTCAAAGTTACTAAAGTCTTGGGAGTTTTTGGCAATTAAGGCATTGATGGTTTTTGCCTTTTCCTTGTTTTCGAGGTAAGTAGTCCAAGCATGATAGGCTAAAGTACCGATATTGGTTATGCCTAAAATTATTAAAGCTCCAAGTTCAATGCTCATCTAACTATAAATCTAGTAGGCCAGTATTTTTTAAACGGATTGGCGAGCAAATAATCGTCAAAGTTATAGCTTACAGGATCGGGATTATTGAAAAATCCGTATCGTCTTTTAAGAATCTTAATTTCAACGGGTACACCCTTGTAAGTCCATTTAATCCAATCTTCCGTGAACTCGTAGGGTTCTGAGATTTTTCTATCCTGCCAGTAGTCAAGCTGGGATTTAATGGCACTTTTGACTTCTTTGGTTAAATGCCGTTGGTGAATCGCTCCTGTTATCTTTTCTTCCAAGAATGAAGCATCTTGTTCCTTAATGGCTTTAGCCGTATCCAGTGTCGGATGCCAGATGTAAAATTCCATCAAGTCCCATAAACTGCGCAGTGCCTCGTGCATTAGATCGGATGCCTTTTTAGGGTCAACTTCAAAGTCGCTCCCAGTCTTGGAGATTTTCCCAGTATTCATCGTCACCTCCTAACCTTGATAATAGATGTTGTTTATAACTTTGTAAAGGGGTGGGCTCGGTTTCCTTCGGCTGGTTAGGAGAGATAGGATTAAGTTCCAGAACCGCCAAAGCCAAAGACATAACAATATCGTCATGCCTGCCTGAAGGGGCACTGTAGACATACTTGCCTGTAGGGCCTTTCTTGTAGGCGTAGTCGCCTAATTCTTCAACCGTTTCTTTGATATGCAAAAGCGAAAACCATTTGTTTTGTATCCACCGCTGCAGCTTATCTACCATTTCCCGCTTTAAAGGTTCGGTTATTTTAATGGGATTGACAGGTACACCCATTCTGGTCAACTCATCGACTAGAGGATCACCGATACCCGTAGCATCCAGGTTAACGACTGCCCCATTGTAAAGTTTTGATATTTCAGCAATCCGCTGTCTTTGCAGAGGCCAGTCAATTCTTTGAAACCTGTCCTGAAAAACCTGTTGGTTGTTTTTTCTGTCAAAGACGGTAATTACAGTCCAGTCCTGCAGTTTGGCGATGTCGCAGCCGATAACGTAAAGATGGTCGGTTAACGGCCCCGAAGGTGCGGCGGTTAAGACGTGTTCCACTCCCCTGAAGACCTGTCCTGCCCCTTCAAGCCAGGCACATTCATATTCCTGACTGTACTGTTCCCCCCCCAAGTTGTCATATTCCCGCTCAAGTTCTTCGGGCGGGATGATTTGTGATTCACTGGCTTTTAAATACCAAGAGTGCCATTGGGGATTAGTTAGGCTTTTGCCCCGATTATAGTAGTCGTAAAGATGGTTTTTGCCCACGGGAGTTGAAATAAACCAGGCCCAACCTCTTGTTGCAGTTATCATTGGGGAAATAATCTTCCAGGCTTCCAGTTTTTGTTTGGCAAACTCATCCATAACTATTCCGCAGACGTTAGGGCCCCTAAGGGAATCGGGGTGATCTGCACCCTTTAATCGTAAGTAACTGCCGTTGGTGAATTTAACGGACATAAAATTCTCGTTTTTCTTTTCGATAAATTCTTCGGGAATTATTTTAAAAAGCATCCCGTTCCAGACGGTATCCCTGCCTTCGTCAAGATACGGAAAGACAATCCAGTAAGTGCCGATTCTTAGCATACTTTGTCTTAGGATTTCAATTAAGGACATAGTAGTCTTGCCCGCTTTCCTGTGCCAGACGATTGTTTTGAACCTGTGGGGATCGGTTAGAACATTCATCTGGAAAAGGTTAAGTTTAGGCAAACCCTCTTTTTTAAGGCGTTGGCCGATGAAGTCGTAGAAGTTGATACTGGGCATAAGACAATTATACCCTTTTAGTTTGGGGCATTTTGTTTTTTAATAAATATTTCCATTAGCCGTCTTACCCACGCGGATACTGTTTCTTGTCTTTTTAGAAGAATAATACGAAGTTCCTCATAGGTTTTTTCATCAACATAGATATGTATTTGTTTCATGTCTTTATGTGCCAATTGTACTAAAGGACATAAGGACTTGTCAATTCTTCTTTTTTTTAATTTGCTATGCACTTAATTTTTTTTAGAAATAGCCATGCTTACCGCCCATAAAATTTAAACCGCACCCCCCGCCTCTGTCCAATGACACCCCTACACCTAATCCAAGCACTATAGGATAATAGATAAAGCTAATTTGAGGTTTTAGCTATAAAACAATGTCGTAAATTTGTAAATTGTGCGACACTATGTGTCCAACTTAGGTTTGTAGGTTAATTTAGTGGGTTTGATTCCTAGAGTATTATTTATAGGCGTGTAACCGTCACTATTAAGCGAGATATTAAACTGTTGATAATTGTTTCGGACATTATCAGACATCTTTCCTTTAAGTCTATACCCCATTTCTACCGCCTTAAGTCTTGTAGAATGATCAGGTATCTCTACATAGTCATTATCCGTTCCATGTAGTTTGTTAGCTTCTAGAGCGTCTTGGTGGGCTTGAAAGAGTTTATGATCTGGCAGATATGTTTCGACTACTTCTTTCCATGCTTCAGTATCCTTAATCTTTAATGATCTTGCACTTTCCTTTGTGTAGCCGTTTTTGCGCATTGCGGTTGACACCGGCATTTTATTTACAAGTACATCTTTTATAGTAGCCGCTTGTCGTGTCGTCATTCTTATATTATACACTTAATTAAAAATAGCCACATCTTGGGGACTTGACAACACT